TACTACTTCCCCTCCAGGAACATCAGCACCGGACGGAGTATGATCAACCATTAGGGGTGAACCATGTTTAAAAATTGCTTCATTTGAACCCATTGTTTTTATTCCTCATTGGTTTTTAAGTGTTTTTATTAAACTTGTAAAAGATGGTTCTGCCATACTGAGGGATAGTCAAATATGACAGAACCTAGTGGGAAGCTATTATACTTCACCCTTACTGTAAACTCCTAATTTTGGATCACCACTATCAACACCAGCATCATGAAATGCTCGCCAAAGTAAACCAAGCATATCAAATGCTGCATCTGCTGTTTCAATAGTAGGACGAACATTTCCATTAAGGAACGATCCAATAATGATTGAACCTTGACTAGCATTTGGTCTTGGCAGTAGTAACCATTGCACATCAGATTGATTAGGAATAGCATCACCAGCAATATCTGGTATACGTTGCTTAACACCAGTATTATTAAGATATGGGCTAGTAACTGGTCGCCACTTCCCAACATGAGGGTTCTGATCTGGTCGTTTCTTAGAACTACCACCAGTTGTTTGACTAACTTGCAAAGTCACATTTTGAAACAGTTCTGCTGCGAGTACAGATAGTGCAGTACCAACTAGAACAATATCAGACATTACACCAATTGGTGCATCATCTTGAGTTTGATCCATAAACAGTTGTTCTGCTGTTGTTAGACCATCTACATCAAGTGTAGTAGCAGCACCCTCTTGGTAATTACCTAATGATCCATTAGTTGGGAACAAAGTTGCTAGTACAGTTAATAGATGAACATAAAATAGTTCTTCAAGAAATCTAGCACCCTCTATACCAAGACTACTCATGATTTGATTCAATGCACCAAGATCATCATTAATAAGATCTCTACGATCTAGACCAATGATCTTACCATAAGTATCTGCGGAATGTGTATAGGTATCATTTGACAATGTACCATGTTTGAGCTGTCCACCAGGGGCAACTACCTTATAACCACCATCAATGTGCATCCGGTAGATTTTAGATACCTTAAAGTCACTAACACTTTTTTGAGTCACCCATTCTTGCCAAGTATTAGGGATAGAATCATATGCTGCCCATAGTAATTTATTAGCAACATCATCAAAGATAGTCAGTCCACTCCAAGTAGTATTACCTGCTGCACGAAGCTGGTGCATACTAGCACGAGTATGTTGAATAAAACCATCTGTACCAAGACGACCACTATATCGTACACCATTAGCTTGTACGTTAGCTTGATCTAACAACATACAAAGAGAGTAATCTTGGTACTTCTCAGAAGCCTCAAGAGTTTCTTCCTTATAAGAATGTTCATATCCGACCTTCTTATAAGTCTGATTTTCTGCTGAAAGATTCTGACAACCACTAGTGATAATAGAAGTACTTGCAACCATACCAGCATTACGAGCAATAGCACAAGAGATTGCAGGAAACTCACTTTCCTCAAAACTTGGTTTTGTTGAACTATGAATAGCAAATGAGCCAATGTCTTCTCGTTCTGCACGAGTACATTCTAATTCAAACTTATCAGCAGTCCATTTATCACGAATTGCTGCACCTTTAATTGCAGCAACCGTTTTTCCTTTAAGTTTCAGTCCTTCCTTGATGTAGGTTTCATTCATTTCTACACCAGCATAACTAGCAGCAATTTCAGTAATACGGTCAATCCGTTCCATATTTGCTGCTTCTAGTTCATTCTGTGCTTTGATACGATCTAGATTAGGATCAGAGGTTGAGGTTATAGAGGAAGAAGTAAGATCATCTTTCTTAGTAACAGTAGTTGTTTTCTGTGCCTCAAAACGAACTTGAGCTTTTCCCTTTTGTTCGTCACTAAGATCCTCTAGTTTCATTCCCATAGGTTCACAGATGGTAGCCTGTACCCATGTCTCGAACGGAGTCATATTATTTATTCCTTTTTTAGTTGCGGCAACTGTTACGGTTGTATTTGAGTCAGCACCAAGTTTAGTAATAGTAAGTTCTTTACCTATAGTTTCGTGAGCAATAATTAATGGTCCTTTATGTTCTTTACCATTAACTATTGTTGTTTCTCCTGCTTCTAAAAAACTACCTCTTTTAATATCAGCACCAACAGAAGCTTGCCAAGGAAAACCATTTTTACTTCCTATTGCAATTTGTTTTGATTCTTCATTAGGTATGGATAAAAGACCTTCTGCTATTATTTTATGTTTATGTAAATCAGTAATAATTTTAGTTGTATGACCAACTTCAACATTATGATCTTTTAGAACTGCGATATGTTGTGCAGAAGTAAAACCTTCTAAATCAATAATAACTTTATCAAAGAATCCATCAAGTTTCATTGGTTCACCAGTATTGGCGACCATCTTAAATGTAGGAATCTTATCTGTGCCATCCTCATGTTTACCACATTGAATATCTAATGTAGTAGATAATTTTAGTGTCGTTGGTATTTCTTTATTTGGCATAGCTCTATTTTCTCATATATCAGGTTTCTTGTCAATAAATATTAGAACTACTATTTTTAGCTAGTTTAACTACCTTCGTCATCATCATTATCAGATGTACTAGCTGGTTCTGGATTTAAGTCTTCAAACTGTTCGGGAAATTCCTTACGTAATTCTTGTCCTCTAGAAAGTTCTCGTCTACGATTTTCATGGTGTTCTTCAACAGAACGATTAAACCGTCCTTCCTGAATATCTACATCTGTTATATGACCACCCATATGAAGAATATTAATTGCATTTGCTACTTTAGTTGGATCAGTATGTTCTGGTATTTCATCCCATCTGTATACGTGTTCTGGTGGATCATCTTGTAAGTCAGAGAATCGTGATACTATTTGTTCTACAGAAACATCTAGCTTTCGTTTGTTATCAATATCTAGAACATCATCAGGAAAATAATCTGGTGTTCGGATTGCTTCAAACCACCATTGAGCTAAATCTTTATCTAGTACTTCATCTTCACAATCCAATTGTTCCTGTTTAAGTGATTGTTTATAGCTTTGAGTATCATGCAAACCAGCAGACATATTATGATTACCGCTATCTGCCATTGCTACATTTCTGGGGGTAAGAAGTGGGCGACTAGCTTCCCCTACTAATGCGGCTACAAAGCTGTCATAAACTGTAACGGGTTGTTCTGCTTTAAGTTGTTGAACATCATACCCATCTGGTACTGCGGTTAACATTCCACGATCAACAGGAAATCCTTCAAACCATTTCTCTTTATCACTATTAGATTCACTTTCAGTATCACCAAAAGCTGTAGCAAATGGTAACTGCATAGTCTTTAACAAGACAGTAAAATCAGCAGCTATTTCTGCATTTTGAACAACTGCTAATGTATATCGTCTTAGAAGTGCCCATAAAGGAAGAGTGTATGTTGTTTCGGGTATTCCACGTAGCCAACCGCGATCTTGTCTGAACCAGTGAATTACATTCTTTTCTCTAATCCACTTACCCTCAGATACTATAGATTTAGTATTAAAGAATTGTGTTTCTCCAGGGTGTTCATTCAACAAGTGATAATGTGTTGGTTCACCAGAAGTAGCATTAAAACGAACACCATCTATTTCTAAACGGTTTCGTTTTTTAGTCATTGTTTGATTATCAAAACTAGATATTTGATCACATTCAAAAATTCTCTGATCGAGTGTAACCTTATGATTTAACTGAGCATTATTAACAGCAAATGAAAACCCTTCACCATCAAATAGTTTAGCATGGCGAAGACGCCATAGTTTCTTTCTAAGCTTTATTTTCTTAGATCTTATCTTCCAAGTTCTTTCAACTATTACTGCTGCTGATAACTTATTAGGATCTTTTGATTGAAATCTAGAATCAGTGATTTGAAGAGTGGGACCACTACCTACAAAGTCTTGGCAGAGAGATAAACCAATTCCTTTAAGATATCCACTATTAGAACTTTCATATCTACTTCTGCTTCGTAGTTTCTTTCTGGTGGAGAGATTGTTTACTGCATCAGGCGATAACTGATTAGCAGGAATCCAATGTTGCTCATTCTGCATAGTTGTCTGTGCAGCATCATACTGACCACTTCTAAGGCGATACTTTATCTCTTCCCGTATTCTGACCACTTCACGAGAAGGATGAACAGAGTGCATCTTATTGCCATGTTGGTCGAGTAAACCAGAATATGCCATGTTAGTACTTCATTGGTAAATGAGTGTTTTTATTAAACTAGACTGCACCACCCGGTCGTGCTCTCGAAATACGAAATCCATGTAAAGGTAAGTCAGTAACACTTCTGTTAGCTAGATGTTGATCTGCTTTAATCAATTCATCTACACGACGTTCACGAACCATTCCTTCATCCGTACTAACTTGTTCTGGTGCTTTAGCAAGATTAGCTATATCATTTGAGTCAATTGTG